CAGGGTGCAAGTAGTGAAATCCACAAGCGTGGCAACGACTACTTGCTCAAATGGCACGCATTAAATGAACAAGTATATAAGTTATACAACGAAATGATTGACGATGGAATTGCAACCGAAGAAGCCAGATTTATCCTGCCAATGGGTGCAATGACAGAGTTCTTTTGGACGGCAAGTCCACAAGCGTTGTACCACTTTGTGAACCTACGGAACGCTCCCGATGCACAGGGAATTATCCAACGGTACGCAAAAGCGGTAAACACTATCTGCGAAGACCATTATGGTATCTTGTGGCAAGTCATGATAGAGGAAATGGGAAAATAATCCCATTAGGTTTACATAACATTGTAGGAACGGTCAAGTAATTCTTGATAGTTCCTACACTATTTTTGGTGTTAGTTGGCAGATGGTAAGTATTGGTGACTCACCTGTCAATCCCTCATTGGTTTTAAACATCGTTGTACCTGTACCAAAGTTTAGGATAATCGACACGGTTTGCCCTGTAGTGAAATACCGAATCAGATTAAACGCTTGTGTTGTTCCTGCTTGCGCTGATGTGAACGTTGCAACAGGACTTGTTGGCAAACCGTCTAAAGTGATTTGAATAAAGCACCCAACAGCAGCACCTGTTACAAACGACAAATGCAACGCATACATCCCAGATGCCCCAACCGTCCACGTAGTACCATTCCATGCAATACCAGAAGTGCGAATCACCGTGTCAAATGGGAGTATTTGAGCCGCACCTGTCAATGTACGGGTAACGGAATGGGTAATAGTCGCACCACATGTATACAACGGAATGCGACTAATGTCATTTACTTGTTTTTGGGTTTGCGATAACGCTTGGATAACTTTGCTTTTACTCATCGTTTAACTCCACGTTCACTGATTCTACACCACTACTATTGAAAGACAATCGAACAGAGTGAATCAGCATTGGAATGATGTCATCGCCAATGTCAACCGAAACCAAGTCGCCAAGAAAATAGTGTTTACCATAAAGCACCTGTGGTTGCTGAATAACTTGCACGTCAACAGTACGGGTGTTCAATGCGATTTCGGACAGTGCCAAGTCACCTGTTGCTGAAAGCAATACTGTGTTGTTACCAGATGGACTATCATCAACAAACGTTTCACGCATTGATAGACCTGTTAGCGGTGTAGCAGGACGTACAACTCGCACTACACTATTTTCGCTCCCATATCCTCGCACAATGGCAGTATTAGCATACTGTGTGTAGTCATATGACACGGTGAGAGAAGAAATACTGTCGGCTTCAATAGAAAACACAACACTATCAGTCCTATCAGTACCAAGTATTGGACTCCCAACCAAGAAGTTCATTCCACCATAGTATGTACGTGTTAGTGAAAAGTCAATATTCCCTTGTGTGGCGACATTTTGGATTGCGGTCAAACAGTTGTTGTATGACACGCCAGAAATCGACAACTGATTCCCAATACCCAACTGATTCACCGTTGGAAATCCCAAGATATACCCGTCAACCGCACGACCGCCAACACCAACGGTTTGTGAACCTAATCGGAAGTTCTTGTCTAGGATATTGTCAATAATCGTACTTGCGTAGACGTTATTCCATTGGGTGACGTTTTCGATTGCCTCATCCCACGCAATCACACGGTAGGAGAGAATGTGTTCATACCCAAACGCAACAATCGACCACTGTTTTTGTTGTGACGATGTAAATGACGTTCCTTGTATGAAACCAGAAAATACCAAGTGTGATGTAATGCCAATGTCGGTGTTCTGTCGGTAGACTTCCACCACATTGCCTTGCACCAAGTATGAAGTGTACGGTGAAGAATATTTCACCGTACAATTCAACACGTCATACCCGTTCACAATCCCTGCAATCTGTATTTCGCTGAAATCAGTAATGATTCCTAGCGGTGTACCGCTCGCAGAGTAGATGTTCATGGTATATTCAACCATTACTACCCAATTCTAGCAACAGCAAGTTGCGCACTTACGATGTTACGACTTGCACCACTATTCTGTCGCACCGCCAATCCAATACCAGCAGGGTTGGTAAATGCAACGGTGATAACAGGTCTATACAACATGATTATTCCACTAAAGCGTTGCGCAGTGGTGCTAGCGGGTCCAAGAATTGATACGTTGGTTGCCAACATGCCCGTGCTATGGTATTGGTTCATTCCATATGCCCAAGTCTGACCTGTAAGTGAAGTCCAGATTTCCAACTGCCTACTACCTGTAGTGTTGTTATCCCAATTCACTAACGCATCAAACATGATAGCCGCACGATTTCCATTGAACTCAATTTGACCAGATGTCATATTTGGTGTCCAAATACCATCACCACTACCCTGATTTGCACTCCAAGCAGTGATAAGAGTAGTAGTGTTATTAGCGATTGCTTGCGTAGTACTTTTGGTCATGTAAGCAAACCCAGTGTTGGTGAACGGGCTTATTGGGTTTAACACGCCATATGCTTGCGCAGGGCTGTTTGCCCAAAGACGTATATCCAACATCGCTGTTATACCAGTAATTTCCCTAGTCATTTCCCATAATGGAATGTACTTCACGTTTGCAGGTGCTGTAAGCGTTTCTACTACTCCAAGACGAACAGTATATGGGGCAATGGTAGTACCTGATGGATTGTTTGCCGCAATACACTGCGTAACAGTTATTGGTGAAGTTCCATAGTTTGCAATAACGCAAACATATCTTACACCCGTTGACCATGCAGGCGTGAAAGTTACAGGGCTAGTATTTTCATAAAAATACCCATTAACCAATGCCGAACCATCAGCGATTGTAAACGTAGTAGTATTGTTGGTTGCAACAAAATTGCCACCACCCAAGAACACACCGTCGCTAAATGTTTTATTTTCCATTGCGGTCATGCGTGCGGTGTTATATCCACCATTAACACCATCGCCAACTCCATTTGTTGACCATCCAAGCGATTGCTCTGCCATAAATGTACTCCTTAAATACCAGAATAACGATTAAAGTAGGAAATTACAACAGACTCTCCGCTACCAACTGTTGGAATTGATGGATTACCTAAAATCGCATCAACATAAATCACGTTAATTCCATCATTGACGGTTCGTGAATCTGCAATATTGAATGACGCAAGATTACTACCAGCAACCACCTTTTCAAACGCATTGTTTCCATTTTGGTCTACAATCGTTTTGAAACCGTAGCGCAAATCAACCGTATAAATATTGTTTGCATCCAAGTTTGCAAAGGAAAGACTCTTTCCAGTTGTCAAGTTTGTGATTGTCATTGAAGTAAATCCATGCAATCCAGTGTTGATAGTTATGATTGGATATGTACTGTAAGAACCACTGTAATTCACCACTGTTTGTTGGTTAATCACATCCGAACCATACGGAACAGGGTATGTCTTGGGAATTGGTGTAGCATCACCTGTAATAGTCGCTGTTGCGGTTACACTATTTGGCGTAGGGTCATAAAACGTTGGGTCGTCAGCACGAAATTGCACGTTGGCAAGTACGAACCACCCATTGCTTACATCATCATCAAATGATAAACCACCAACAATGTAGCCGTCAATAGACCGTCTAATTGTTTGCGTGATACCACCATTTGTTGCGGTGTACGTTAGTGCAATCGTTCCCTTGCTCATGCTTGGGGCAAACATTGATGCCAACGTTTCACGGCAACGTAGGTAATCAAAGTAATTGTCATTATCCACAAACAATGACAGCGTAAATGTCCGTGCGTCTAGCCGATACCCTACTTGGGTATCACCATCTTGTTGCGCACCACGGTTGACAATGGGTGTAATAGCAGGTAATCCCCAACCACTCATATTAACCATGTTGATAGTTAATCCCGTGGTTGCATCATACCCGTCTAGGGTATACGTCTTGTTTCTTACAGTATATGTAATACCGAACGTTGTGGCAGTGTAGGTCATATACGCAACAACCCTCCTTGCGCTTGAATGTAATTCTCTACATCACGAAGTGGATTGGTGCTATCAGGTGCATTGCCATAGTTCAAGTTGATTACAATACTTTGACCAGCACCACGATTAGCCAATGCAGTATCAGCACTCATTCCTGTTTGCGTTCCAATACCCATGCCTTGTGAGCGATTGTTCTTATCCAAGAAATCCCACATGTCATATACTTCGTTTGACCATTTTTGGCTCAAACCAAACCCAGCACTCATAAACTCACCAAGTTTAGTAGGGCTAGCATCCCTTGATTCAGCACCAATGTACAATGCTGCTGAAACTGCTGATGGATTAGAAACTAATCGTGCAAGTTTTGAGGAATCACTTACCATTGACGGGTTAATACCAGCCAATCCTTCTATAATCTTGTTGTAATCAATTCCTGCCAATAATTTAATTGACGATGCAAGTAGGCTAAACGCCGATGCCATTGAAGTGATTCCAAGTACATATATAGATTCAGTCAATGGCTTTGTTCGATTGTACAATTCATTTAGCGTGGTACTCATATCACTGCGTGACAGATTGTACACACCTGTCGATATTGCACCAAACGCCGCACCAATCGCTGTCAATGAAGACGAACTACCTGTTAAGTTTCCGACATTCAGTTGCCCAAACGCTTCATTTAGTTTTCCAATTCCAGCAGATGCGTTTGGTGCATTGACGGCAATTTGTTGCACGTATGTTGCGGTTGATTGCAATGTTGCATTTGTACCGCCAGTGCCACCATAGGTTTTTGTAATGTCAGCACCTTCAACCCGTATTCCGTCAAGCGGTGTAGCGGTCAACGAAGCAGCATTCCCCAATACGCCCATCACATTAACGTTTGCGCCCAACGTGCCATTTAGGTTTTCAACGGTAGTAATAGTGTCAGATTGCGTGGCTTGCAATTCATGTAACCGAATATTTGCCACCGTGTGCGCATCTGCGTACTCCTCAATGCGTGCAGGGTCACGGGCTCTATCCAAGTCCTTTTGCGCCTTGTGCAAGTTAATGACAGATTCACGCATGTCAAGATTTTTACCAATCAAATCTTCGGTGATTTGCGCATCTTCAACCATCAACGCATTGCGTTCTTCTTGGGTCAACGAACCACGTTCCAATTCCTTTCGGACTTGGGTTTGACGTGTCTTCATACGGGTGATTTCGTTTTTGAGCAATTCATTGTTGTAGAACGCCCTGTCAGCCGCAATCGCATATTGTTCAAGCGTTTCAGGATTAGCCGCATCCTCCAACGCTTCCCGTGTTCGTTTTACATCACGTTGCGCACTTGCAATATTCAGGTATGACATACGCAACGAATCAACAGCGGTCTTCAACTGTCGCTCGCTGTTTGCCAAGTTGTTGTTGGCAGAAGTACTACCCTTGGCAGCAGTGGTATTCACCACCAACTCTTTTGTTGACTTCCCTGTTGACGATGCGTACATGTTCGTAGCATAAGCGGCGGCGTATGTTGAACCAGCACCACTTTGCACTGCTTGATTTACTTGTTCTTGCGCCCTTCTTGCGTCAACATTTGCCCTTGCTTGCTCAACGGTCATCCCCGTAAACCAACCTTGGTTCTTTGCTATTTCCTTGTTGACTTCGACATTGTAGTTGTAATTGTCGTAAGCCTTTTTCAGCCAATCAGCAAACCCTATGGTTGCGTCAGTTGCCCCGTTAATGGCAGTAGTCATTGTACCCCAACCACTAATCGTAGCAGGGCTCAACAACTCACCAAGTCTAGCCAGAGAATTATCAACAGCATCGTAGAAGTTTGATTGCGCTTGTGTAGCAGTGCCCATTTGCTCTGCCATCATACCACCGTACTCTCCCTGCATTGCGTCAACAAGAATGTTCATGTTTTCGCCAGCAGGAACAATACCCTTTGATACCATATCCATCAATTCTTGGGTGGTATATCCCGTTGCGTCCGCCAACAACTGAAATGCAGGAATACCAAGTTCCTGCAACTGCATCATCTCTTCGGTGGTAATCTTACCCTTTGCCTGCATTTGCCCAAGTGCAAGGGTAATGCGATTTACACCATCAGCACCACTACCTGTTGCGGCGGCAGTGTCACCAATGGTGGTCATCAATTCAGGAATCTGTTCGGCGGCAAAACCCATTGCCAACAGTTTTTGCGTTCCCTGCGCAATATCGTCAAAAGAAAATGGAGTACGTTCGGCAAGGTTCTTCATGGTCTGAAAAAGTTCGTCGCCAATTTGCTTTGAACCTGTCATCAACCCCAATGACTTGCGAACATTTTCAAACTTGTCATAGACGTTGGTGGCTTTTACTGCAACCGCACCAACAGCAGCCCCCAATGCAAGAACCGCAGTTACCCCACCACTAATCGCAGTAAACGACGATGTGAGGTTCGAAAAACTTTTGCCAGCACTTTTGCCAGCACTATCAACTTTTTCAATGCTCCCTGCGACTTTGTTTGCAGTTTGCGTGACATTGTCTTGGCTTACAAACCTAATTACAACATCTTGCGCCATCTATCTACCACCTTTTGCTTTACTTCGGGCAGAATCAGCACGGGCTTTTGCCACCTTTGATTCAATGCTCATAATCTTCTCCCATAACAGGATAGTTTTGGCAGGTGGTAGTTCTTGCGGTGTGCATTGCAGTTTCATGCACCAAAAGTACGTTCGATATTCAGGCGGTTGCTTGCCACTTGTGTAGAAGTACGCATACAACCGCTTAATCAGTTTGGGTCGTTAACATCACTTACTAACGCATCCAATACCGCATCACGAATCATGCGAATCTGCGATGCCTTATATTTGCCACGTACACCGCCAACAACCACACGGTCAAATACTTCGATTTCGTCACTCAACGACGCTTCACGTCGGGTCGCCTTGTCGATAATTTCCAAGTCTTCAACCATCAGTTTGTCGATGTCGATTTCGATTTCGATTTGTGGCTTCGTAGTCTTTTTAGCAGTACTCACAGCGTTTGCTCCTATCGGTACAATGGTAGTGAATGACATTTATCCACTCACTACCATTATACAACACTAGAGAAATCATTACTCTTCAGGCTCAATTAGTTCGTAGTCAACACCGCCAACTTCAACGGTAAACGAAACCATGATTGGCTCGCCGTTTTCAGCGTTTGATTCAGGCAGTGTTACCACACCGACACGCCCCGTTCCAATGTTGAACCATCGGTAATACGTGGTTGCGCCAACGTCAGCATACTGCCATCGCAACTTAATTGGTTGCTTGTTCTTCAACCCAGACACCGCAAGTTTTGCTGATTCTTGGTTGACTTCGGTATACAACGCATTGATGGTGATGGTCGTTGGAAGTTGCTTTCCAGCGGTAATAATGCGATACTCACCTGCAAACGTAGTCTGCGAACCTGTTACACGGGAAAAGTCAATACCATCAATAGACGATGCCGAACCAGAAATGTCAATGTACGTACTTCCGTTGTCAACCGACATTTCGATTTTCCCCGTTGCTCCCGTAATTGCCCCTGTCGTTTGTGCCATAGTAGTCTACTCCTTATGAAATGCTAGTGGCAATACCACCACACAAGATGGTAAGGCTAAACATCAATGGTTCACCAGCCGAAGAATCAGCATTGGGAAGTTGCACGTTTGATACCAAACCGTTTTGGGTAGTGTATGTTGCACCACCAGCACCAGCAGGTGACCATCGTACATTACACGGGTAGTTGTTTTTGATAGAACCGATTGCTTTCAGCAACGCTTCATCAGCAACTTCGGTGTACAACGCATTGACCGTTACGGTGGTTTCTTCTTGCCGTCCTGTCAGAATGATATTGGTTGC